CAAGCCACAGTTGTTGAAACAGTTGCAAGTAATCCTATGAAACCAGTCATTCTAGATTTAGATGAAAAACTAATTGGTAATTTATTAATTATATCTAAACCAAAAGAAATACAAGAACAACAAAACAAAGAAGACTATGTAAAAATTGCCAATGCATTAGAGATTGACTTTTTAGAATTTGATGATTTAGAAATAGATTATCTAGAAGAAGAAACAGAGAATTGGGCAACAGGATTAGATATAGATTTTTTAGAACAAAACTTCTTAGTAAACATTCTAGACCAAATTAATGCTGAGTTGGCAAAGGCAATGAGAAGTGAATTTGATAAAGGTCAAGATGGTATAAGATTAGGTAAAGACCCAGAAACAGGTATTACAGTATTAGATGAAGACCCCGATTGGGTGTGGAGTAGAGAGGATGCTGCTGGTAATTATATTGAATTAAGACTTAATAAAGAATATGGTTATGTTCTAAATATAACACAAGGTGATTATGAAATTATTGATTACGAATTAGGGGGAGTAGAAAATGCAATTACAATTAATCAAATTCAGTAGTATATTATTATTACTACTAAGTTTTTCAGTATATGCAAATGATGTAAACTTAACAGTTATCACATCAGAGGGTGGTACTTTTGATGTACTACAAGATGGTGAAGATAATGACATTGATTTTGACATACAAAGTATGGATGGTTTTGTTATTAATCTAGACCAGATTGGTGATAATAATGCAATTGATATAGATGTTGATGGTAGGACTAGTAATGGTTCTTCAATGACTATTAACCAAAGTGGTAATAATAAAAGTTATTCAGGTAGTTTTTGGTGTGGTGGTGCATATTGTTCAATGACAGTTACTCAATGAAAAAATTTATAACTCATTGGACATTCGCATTTGTAACTTTAGTCGTTCTTACATACATAGGTTTACAAGAACCTTATGTCAAAGAAATATTAAAATTAAAATCATTTGACATTCTCATACAACAAGAAGAAAAAGAATTATCAAAAGATATTGGTATAGTCACGATAGATGAAAAGTCTATTGAGAAGTATGGACAATGGCCGTGGAAAAGAGATGTAATTGCACAAGTCATATCTAATTTAAGACAATCAGGTGCTGGTGTCATTATGATACCTATACTATTCTCAGAAGAAGATAGATTAGGTGGTGATGATATATTATCAGAAACATTGATAGACAATGGAGTTGTCATTGCACAAGTTGGTACATCTCAAATCAATAAAAACTCTGTTCCAAGAGGAGTTGCAAAAATAGGAAATCCATTACCATATCTTTTTGAGTGGGATGGTATGTTAGGGCCAATACCAAAACTAGGTCAGAATGCAAATGGAGTTGGAGTAATTAATACTGCACCAGAAATAGATGGTGTTGTCAGAAGAATACCATTGATAATGAGAATAGGACAAGATACTTATCCTACAATGGCAGTAGAAGTAATTAGAGTTGCAACAGGTAATCCTAGTTATCAAGTCAAGGCAGGTGATGGCGGAGTTCAAGCAATAAGAGTGCCAGGTTTTCCAATTATAAACACAGACCCAAATGCTAGAATTTGGTTGCATTGGAATAAAACTTTTGAAACTATATCAGCTTCAGAGAATGACTTTTCTAAATTCAATGGTCGTACTGTAATTATAGGAATGACTGCAGAAGGTCTAGGTGGAATTATTGCAACACCAGTTGGTGAACAATATGATTATATGTTATCGGCATCTACATTACAAACTATGATAGATGGTAAACAAATTAATCGTTATGATGTAAGTTCATTTCTAGAATTAGTTTTATCTTTTGTATTAGGTATTCTAGTTATACTGATATCAAGATTCACACCTTATTGGTTTATTGGTATCAGTATGTTATCATTGTATGGTATAAGTGTTTATGGTTCTTACTATCTGTTTAATCAACATTTAATATTATCAGATGTGAGTTGGATAATTATTGTGATTACCATAGTTGGTATGCATAGTATCTTTAACAGATTCATTTTAGAGTTTAGATTAAAACAACAAATAAGAAAACAATTCGAAACTTATCTAGACCCAAGACAAGTTGCCGAGTTACAGAAAGACCCAAGTAAATTAAAACTAGGTGGTGATAGAAAAGAGATGATTTTTCTGTTGAAGGATATTGTAGGATTTACACCAATATCAGAATACTATAAAAACAAAGATGACCCAGAGGGATTAGTTGAAGTTATCAATGACTATCTAAATCGTATGACTAAGATTGTTTTAGAGAATGGTGGAACAGTTGATAAGTACATGGGTGATTGTATTATGGCATTTTGGAATGCACCACTTGATTGTGAAGACCATGCCGAGATGGCAGTCAAGACTGCTATTGAATGTGCAGAAGAAACAGAAAGACTAAAACAAGATTTCAAAGAAAGAGGACTACCAGATATCAACATAGGTTCTGGTGTCAATACAGGAACATGCATAGTTGGTAATATGGGTAGTGATACAAGATTCGATTATTCAGTCATTGGAGATGCAGTCAATTTAGCTGCCAGATTGGAAGCAGCAACTAGAAACTACAAAGAGAAAAATGGTGGCATAGTATCCACATTATATTCATCCTATACTATGGAAAAACTTAAAAGTATAGAATCAGTAGAAGTTGATAAAATCAAAGTCAAAGGAAAAGAAGAACTCATCACCATCTACAAACCTAAATGAGAATGATTCTCATTTACACCCCTCAAAAATAAGGCCAAATTAGACCTTGACAATACTTGTTCGACCTGTCATAATGGCTACATAATCACAAATAGAGAGGAAAATATGAGTAAAATAATACAATTATCAATACCACAAGAACCAGAAATAGATAGTGGAAATCTACTAATAGAGGATTATATAGAGGAAAAATCAGAATCAGATACCCCTATGGACTTATCACCATTACAAACGAGAGAAGATTACGAGGGTTATCTATATTTATTAATTCAAGGACAAAAGTCAATGGATTGTGTAAATCATAACTGTTACCCCCCAAATGAGAATCATTCTCATTAAGAAATTAACCCTTGACAATAGTTGTTTCAACCTGTTAGAATGGTTACATAAAATTAAAAATGACATGAGAGGTCAAATATGAAAGAGAGTATGAGAAAAGAAATAATGAGTATGGATTTATCAGAGTTAAATAGTCTGATAGATTTTATTCGTGATGTACAAGTGATGAACGCAAAATCATCATTAAAAGAAGGTCAACAAGTGTATGTAGTTCAAAAGACTAAAAAAGAGTTGGGTACACTTATCAAAATTAAACAAAAAAGATGTACTGTTGAGATAGGAAATCGTAGATATTCTGTACCAATGGCTATGTTGGAGGCTGCCTAATCATGGGTGCTTTAAAAGGAATGTTAATGGATGAGGCTGATAATATTTTATCAGTCACAGCCGAAAAACTAATGGGTGGTGATATCACAGAAGATGATGCACTAGAAATTTTAGATACTAATTTGGAAACATTAGGGTGTCTAGGTTTCGAAGATAAATATGATGCTTTGGCAGTAGTCTATAAAATTACTGACCAAATATACAAAGAGGAATTTTAATGAAAGGAAGTTCGGGTAAACCTAGACAAAAGTTTTCAGTTAATAATTACGAACAAAAGAAAACTTTTAAGAAAAAACTACCAGAAGAAAAAGTATCTGGTTTAGGTGTAAAAGTTCATAGTGATGATATCACTAAGGCATTACGAATATTCAAAAAGAAAATTCTTAAAGCAGATATTTTAAATGAAGCAAGAGAAAGACAACATTACACAAAAAAAAGTGAAAAGAAAAGATTATCAAAAGCTGCTGGTAAACAAAGATGGCTAAGGAAACTTAGAGAAACACCAGGGGTACACAATTACAATAAAAATTATAGAAAGAAAACAGGAAGATAAAATATGACAGATGTAAAATTATTACGCCTTACTACAGGTGAGGACATTGTAGCAGAAATAACTAATCAAGAGTATGCAGACAATAATAAAACAATTACCACAGTAAAGAAACCTTTTGTATTGATACCGATGGCACAGAATCCTAGTCAAAATTCAGAAAGTAAATTAT